ACTGATGGAAAATCAAGAAACCCAACCACAGGACAAGACGAGTAAGATCTATGGTGGCATCGAAGATGCACTAGAGGTTGAGACTTCTCTTGTTAGTGACATTACTAAGGACACGAGTTCCGATTTAGCAGAACCTGTTGAGTCTACTCCTATCCAAAAACAGATCTTAAAAGATTATGAGTATTCTCGTGGTCAGTTTTATTCCTTGATTGAAAAAGGACAAGAGGCAGTAGATGGAATATTAGATGTCGCACAACAATCAGATTCACCACGTGCATATGAAGTAGCTGGTAATCTAATTAAGAATGTCGGTGATACTGCTGACAAACTTATGGATCTTCAAAAGAAATTAGATGAAGTTCAAGGTGGTGGTAGTGCTAAAAGCATACCAGGTAACGTAACAAACAATACTATGTTTGTTGGTTCTACTGCTGAACTTGCTAAATTTTTGAAGAAACAAAAGGATAAATAACTTAGTAAAGGAATAGGAACACAATGTCAGTTTTAAATGTATTAGATACAACGACAGTGAGTGGTTCAGGAACTGCATACATAGTGGTCAAATCTGGTGTCGTACGTGCGTACGCTGCATCAGCATCCACAATAAAATTTGACGAGGGTCCTGCTATTACTCTTGCTGCTGGAGAAGCAGTTTTACTGTCAGTAGGTAAAGCAAAGAACGCTAAGATCGCTGCTGCAACAGACGCTGCTGCAATGGTAATCACTGCTGAAGGATTCTCAGGTGGTGGTAGACATACTTTTAGTGTTGGAGATTATATAGAAACAGTTGATGGTGGTGATACAGATGGATTTACATCTGACTTTGAATCAGCAGCATCAGGTGGTAAGAAAGTAACAGCAATTACTGCTTCCACTATTACAACAGATTATGATTCATCTGCTGCAAGTGGAGACTATGCTCTCAGTGCTGCTGATGCAACTGCTGGAAACATTCCATTAGTAAAACGTGCAGTTAAATGTGTTGCTGGTAGTAACGCAGTTATATTAGAACAAGTTCAAATTGTAGGTGGCTAATGTCAACTCTATCTTTTAAACAATTCATTGCTGAAGGTGGGTTATCTCGTGCTGTTAGAAACTCTATGCAACGTAATACTGCACAGTTAACAGCAAACAGAGGTAACGTATCTAGTGCTGAAAACAAAGCAAAGAATAAAGAACTAGGTAAAAAAGTTCGTAGTTTAGGATATGGTTATAAAAAGGTAGAAGGAAAATATGCAGAGAAAGATGAGAAGACAGGAGAAACAAAGACTGTAAGAGAACCATCTATTGTAGTCAATGCACCCAAGAAAAAGTTCAGAACTTTTAAGAAACAGATGAAGCGTCTTGGTAAGGAGTACAATCAGGATTCCATAATTACCAAAAAAGGTAAAAAAGATGCTATACTAAACCCAACTGCTCGTAGAGCAGGAACTAAGGGTATGAAGTTAGGTCAAGTAAAACCTAATCGTCCCAACCCTTATGGGGAAACAAAAGTTAAAAACAAATCTTACTCATATGGAAACTGATCATAGTTGGAGGCAAGAATATCTTGCTTCTAAATCAAGGTTGTCAGCATTTCAAAAAGAACTCTTGACGAATGGTCCTAAAGGACTATCCCAAGCTTGGATCCTAGGTGCTATGCACAATGAATGGAAGGTTCAAAAGTATGGAAAAGAACCTGAGCCTAAATCCCTTCAGTCATCATTCAAAGACTTTAATAGCAAGTACAATGGAAATCAAGTGTAAATACTGTGGACTCACCCCTCCGAAGAATCATTGGAATTGTCAGAGGTGGATAGAGAAACACGAAGCAAACTGTCCTCAAAAACCAGGTCACAATGGCAATAGCTGATACAACACAAAAATACTTCGACAAGTTTGTCGAGTGGGATAAGAAACTTATTAAAAAGTTTCAAGATAGATTTAAACTATCTGACTATAAAATGCTTTGCATATCATTTGCTAAAGGATTTATTATTGGTGCGATTCTTCTGTAGTTAATGACAGATGATCGTATTAAATCTCTTTGTTATACTAAAGACGAAGTAGATAAAATGATCAGCGACGCAGTTGCTGAGGCTCGTGCTATAGACGAAGAGTCTATGAGGAAGCACAATAGAGATGCGACTGTAATTAGTATGATCTTAGGTTTTACAGCATTAGCATTGTTTGTAGACGGTTTACTAAGGATGTTAGGTATCATCGAACCGTTTATGGGAATTGATATTAATATAATAGATCAAATAGTTGACAAAGTTAAGGTAGAGATGCTACCCTTGAAGAATATATTAAATCGGTAATGAACAAACGTGATAAAGTTAGAGCACAAGTAAAGTCTAGATTTTACTATATGTTCTGGGGAACTGCTACTGTATCTGTTGTAGCAGGGCAGATTTATCTTGGTACTTCTTACCGTGCTATGGGAAGATCAATGGATAGATGGTTTAACGAAACTGTTGATCTTATACAAAGACCACTTAGAAGAAATAGTGGTCCTCAGTATGAAGGACCTGAAGGGTTCTATGCACCAGTACCTAAACCAGAAGATTATATGTCAGACAAAGCATATCCTGTTACATAAAAAAAAGACCCTTCGGGGTCTTTCTTTTTGCTTTTTTACATAAGCACATCCTTGCAAATTCTTTTACACGTCTGTTGGTTATCATTACATTCAATCAGACATTCGTAATACTCGTTTAGTTTGTGGTTGTGGGGATCTTCATAAGATCCTGCTAACTGATTGTATGATACCAAGTTATGCTGCATACAAATCACCTCCCTTTTGAATCGGTTTACACATAACAAATGCGTTTTCAGTGCATCTTGTTGACCTAAATTCTACCACTATTTATGTGTGTGTGAACCAACAACTACACAGTCAGTAACAGGGTATTTACACCTAAATAATACTGACACCCGAAAGATCGTAATGTCACACTACACAGTCGGATGGGACGACTCTAAACATATCCATCACGAAATTTGCGAATACGCAGAAAATTCTTGGGAAGCAGCACAGAATGCTAAGAAGGATGTACCTTATCTAAGGGAGCATCCTTTTTCTATGAATGAAATTCTGAACGAGGATCATAGGCTTGAATAGATTCAAAGAGATATTACCACCAAAACCAAAACCTACTTTTTTCCAGTTGTTACAAAGGTATGTCAGGATTTTAATACGAAAAAAAAGACGTATTCAAAGATTAAATAGATACTACTAATATTACCTATTAGTAAATGTTATCTACCACATATCGATTGAGGATGGAAGCAATCTGTAAAGCCATCGCAGCAGGACAAGAAGTTGAATTGGAGGATATGTTATGGGCGACGAAACTAGCAAAAGCAAACACATCAGCGAGAGGTATGTTAAGTTCAGCAAGAAGGATGGCATCAGATCCAGACTCAACTTTTCTTAAGTTCTTGGATATAGGAGACTCGGATTCAAGAAGACATAGAAGGGGTTTCAGTGGTGCAGATGACATAGCAGATTGGTTCCATAATGATAAACGATCAGATGATTGGAGACAACGAGATTAATCAGTATAAATACCTATATGAAACAATTCAATACTTTCGTCTTAGATACTACAATCTATATCTTAGACTTTCTCTACAGAGGTAGAGACTTTCAAAGGTTTTGGGTTCTAGAAGTTATTGCTAGAGCACCATACTTTTCATTTATCAGTGTGTTACATTTTCGTGAATCACTTGGTCTACGAGGTGCAGAACACATATATCTAATGAAGGAACACTTTTATCAAGCACTCAATGAAACAGAACACTTGGAAGAGATGGAACTTAGAGAGGGTAATAGGTATTGGATCGATAGATTCTTCGCTAAACACTTGGTTCTTCTTTACTATTGGATTATGGTTGCTTATTATTTCGCTAGTCCCTTAGATGCGTACGACATCAATATGAAAATTGAGAAACACGCATATGAAACTTACACGAAATACCTTGCATACCATCCAGAAGATAAAAAAATTGCTGAGATAGCAGAGGATGAATTAAAACACGCTAAAGAATTACGTCACGCAATGTCTCTGATATGATATAATATATACAGTAGACATATCAGACTAATGAATAAGTTAGCGATAATACCTTTGTTGTTTTTAACAGCGTGCGGAGAAGCACCTGTTACTGCTAGTGCTGTTGATGCTGATTTCTATGATCAACTTATGGAACAGTATCACGAAACACGAACTAAAAGAGATTACAGGGATGCTGAAGATGTTATAAATAGTGCATTAATGGAGTTTAATTATGGGAGCAATGACCCCACCAAGTCGGAAGAGTTGTTACAACTTCCGAGTCGTATCGATTGATAAGGTCGTTGATGGTGATACCATCGATGTAACAATAGATTTAGGATTTGATTTATATAAGAAAGAACGTGTTAGAATAGCGGGTATCGATACTCCTGAGAAAAGGACAAGAGACTTAGAAGAAAAGGCACTTGGTATTGATGCAACAAACTGGATGAAAGGCACACTTGAGGATACAATTAATGGAGACAATGAACTCATTATTCGCACTGAACTTAAAGGTGGGGTTGGTAAGTATGGTCGTCTGCTTGGTTGGTTATACGTGGGTGATGAAGAACTATCGTTAAATGAGCAAATGATTACCGAAGGGTATGCTTGGCCATATGATGGTGGATCTAAGAATAAGAACTTCAAAGAACTAATAGAGATACGAAAGTCAATGGGTACCTATTTTGAAGAAGCACCAGGTACACCATCATCAGTTGAGTAATGGCAGAGAATCAGATATATCTTGGTAATCCGAATCTAAAGAAAGCAAACGTACCAACAAACTTTACACCTAAACAGGTAAAGGAGTTTATAAAGTGCAGTCAAGATCCAGTCTATTTTATACGTAAGTATATTAGGATTGTATCTCTGGATGAAGGTGTTATACCTTTTAATATGTACGATTTCCAAGAGGAGATGGTAGATAGATTCCACCAGAATAGATTTAACATAGCAAAATTACCTCGACAGTCTGGTAAATCTACTGTTGTAACATCGTATCTTCTATGGTATGTAATATTCAACGATAATGTCAATGTCGCAATCCTCGCAAACAAAGCCCCAACTGCTAGAGAAATGTTGGGACGTTTACAGCTCAGTTATGAGAACCTTCCTAAATGGATGCAGCAAGGTAT